TTTTTTAATGGTTCCCATGCTCCAGAGGTATCTGTTCCTGGCGATTTATTATTCTGCTACGTACCAATCCATGTCATTACGGCTTTTAAAAAGAAATAGTGATTGCCTTCAGTATCTCCTCCAGTATCATATACATATGGGGCAGTTTCTCCATCGTTAATATAAGGAGTACTAGTACTATATATACCCATAGGATATGCTATAGGTTGTGAACCTACTGGATCTGGAGTAATTATACCACCCATAGGGTTAGGTTTAGACCAATATTGACCAGACTCTAATTCGTCATTTATTATTCTACATTGAATAAACCATATGTAGTTATATTCATCACCACTAACTAACTCAGGAACATCTATAGACCAACCTTCTGGATCTCTCTTACGCTTCATAGTGTCGCTCCATTGTTCTCCTGTATAAGTAGTTTCAGTGCCTTTACAGTATCTAACTTCATAACCTACTCCAGGAATACCAGATCCACCATTATCACCAGTCATACCAGTCATGTAGTATGGATCACACCATTGTCCCATTAATGTATTGTCTCCACCATTAATAAGAGCAAATGTAGCCCATAATACTTTACCACTACTTAATGCAGGCGCAGTAGAACTCCATCCTGCAGGATAACGTTCAGCTGCATTTAACTGAGGAGCAATCTCCCAACTATTATTTCTAGCAAATCTGTATTCATAGTAGTTACCATCCGTGCCTTGAACCTTACCTACATTTACCCATTCACTACCATTCCATACCCACAAGAAACCATCAATAACATAGCCATCTCCTATCTCATTGCCACTAGTTGGAAGATCATCTGTAGAGTCCAAAGTACCTTTAATAACAACGCCTTGACCAGTTACTTTTACTACAGCTCCCCATTCTATTACTGTACCAGTTTCGCCTTGAACTAATGCTATACATTTCCACCATATACCAGTTGACATATCAGGAGTAAGTACCCAACCATTACCAGGATTATATGGGTCATTACTAGTAGGCTTCTCAGGTTGAGTCTAGCTCTATTTAAATGCTTCTACTTGATAATTAAAGTTATTACCATCGAGACCAGGTACACCAGTAATTAAATAAGGACCCTACCAACCTCTTTCATCCTCAGGTAAGGATTCATCAATTACTAACTTATTATCAAAAGTAACAAGAGCTTGAATGCCCCATATAGCTTCTTTACCAGTAGCAGTAGGCATACCTACACTCCAGATACTACCAGGATTAATATTCAATCTATCTGGGTCTCTAGGTTTAACATCGCTACCAGATGTCTTAGTATACATTACTCTAAGGTGTTGACCATCTTGACCATCATCTCCCCATTTAGCCCATAATGACGGAGAACTAAAGTTACCCCATTTGTGAGTATCACCTTTATACTTTCTTTTACTAACCCATTCGTATTTAAACTCTTCACTTACTCCCTTAGGATCATCTGTCCAAGGTTGTTCACCAGGAGCTGATTGAGGTATATATTCATCTTGGTCTGGATTATTATCCGTAATCTCTTGAGGAGAGGCAGGTAACTTAGTACGCTGATATATATACTCTACTCCATCACCGTCTTTACCGTTTACACCCCATTTAGACCAAATAGTAGGATCAGTCCACTCACTCCAACTACCATCAGTTTGTAAGTTATGTGAACAAACCCATTCACATTGATATTGTTCGCTAATACCTGTAGGATGATCAGTCCACCCTTGTCTAATAGCTTCAGTCTGGCTGTTACCTGTAGGTTTAGTAGGTGTAACCAAACTAGTTATAGTAAGTTTATATACAAACTCAATATTACTACCATCTGTACCATCATGACCATCTGCTCCTGTAAGTCTTACAGGTGTACTCCAAGGCACTACTATTGTACCTTTACTAGAGAATGTAGCGGTAGACATCCATACATAGCCATTAGGATTACTATCACTACCAGACCATCCTTCAGGATATATTATAGTGTTAGTATCATAATCCCAACTACCTCCTACAGGAGTATCAGG